ACAGGACTGCGAGTCAGCACGGGGGGTTGCAACTATCTTACCTTATACACACGAAAGGCATGACACTTCGCCAATGCAAATGGAAGCTGGTGTGGTACGGAAGTGGATGTGCAACGGGGGGATGATTATTAACTAATAAAGAAACACGCACCGCCACAATGGGCGATGCGATGCAAACTTCGTAGGCAATTTATCGGTACTACAAAGCTATTCTGAAGTCAGCAACTTCTTCAATCGTTGCTTTTTTATTCTTGCGAACTGTTGCCTCTTCAATAGGCAACGCTTGTATTTGTTTATATTGCGTTGGTACTTTACATTTATGGTATGCCAATTCGCCAAGTGCTTCTTTAACGAGTTTCGTATCAACCTTAACGGATAGCTTTTGCGATACATGTAGCGAGTAATCCTTTCCATGCAATAGGTTTGCGTTTTCCCCAATACCCATGTCAATGATTAAATTACGATTTACTTTTATGAAGTCGTCTAATACTTTCTTCATAGTTAAGGCACGACCATAGGCGTCTATGATTGCCTGTTTATTTTTCTTGCTAACACTAGCAGAACTTTGGTGTGCTTTCTCTAGCACTTCTAATATATTAACAGCTTTCGACATTGTTTTATCCTTTCGTCTTTCTGGTTAATTATCCCTTTATATCCCATTTCATTTTAATTGTCAAATCTTTTTTTATTTTTTTCCACACGAAGTTCCTGAGCTGGGTGCCCCCTTCCTAACTTATACACATGTAACGGCAAGTAACGGTTGACAATGCGAATGGAGTCAGACGGCATAGAGCAACAGCTTCAGGATCAGCATCCCCAGCGGGGACGCTGCAACTAATAATAACAAACCAGAAACAATCATCCAGTTCATGATGCGCAATGCACCATTTCCTGCATCTGAGTCCAGGCAGCTGCCTCCTGGTCCACCAGCACATGCGCACCGTCACCCCAGTCCAGGTACCAGTATTCAAGGCGATGTAGTTCTTTGTGTTCGTTAACATATCCACGCAGCTCATCGCTGGGCCCACCCCAGCTGAACTGCCAACGCCAATACCCTTCAGGTTGGTCGTTCCAGGTATGCGGTTCAACATAATCAAAGGACAGCGCTTCATATTCAGGATCTTTCAGATCTTCCTGGCGGTCCTTCCAATG